AAACACTTGTAATTAACAAAGATACTTCTAAGCGTTATATAAAGATTGTACAAACAATCGGTGGTTCATCACCAACATTTACTTTCAGCATCAACTTAGTTGGTGTTAAAAAGTATAGCTAAAATATTTAGCCCTCTTTTTGAGGGCTATTTCTATATTGATTATGAATTCTTTTATTGAAGATACAAATGTTTTTTTTGGACATTTTTCAGAAGAAGTTTTTTATAATAATAAGACTTATAAGGGTATCTTAGAACAACCAGATGAAATAATTGCAGATGGAGTTGTTCTTACAACTGATTACGAACTTACTGCTAGAAATAGTGATTTGGGCGATTTAAGTTTTGATACTGAAATAAAAGTAAAAAATATTAAATATAGAGTTAGAAATGTTAGAAAAATAGATGATGGTACTTTCTGTAAAATTTCATTAAGCAAGGTTTGATATGACAAGTAAAAGAGAACAAATATTAGCAGCGATAAAAACTAATCTTGCAAATACTACAGGTGTTGGGGATAGAATATATCGTTCTAGAGTAGAGCCTATTGCGAGAGGAGAAACTCCAGCAATTGTAATAGAGCCAATTACAGATGAGCCAAGCATAAATAGTTCAAGTTATCTAAAGATAGATTGGACATTAAGGATTAGAGTTGTGGTTGTTATTCGTGGTACAACACCTGAGAATGTTGGAGATGGAACGATTGAAAGTTTACATACAAAAATGTTAACTGATACAACTCTTGGAGGTATAGCAAAAGATATAAGACCTTCAACGCAAAGTTTTGAATTTATAGAAGGAGATCAACCATCTGGAGTTATAACTTGTGAATATGAGATAGATTATCGTACTTCATATAACAGTTTATCAACATGATTTTTTCTTTATATAAGACCCTAACAACCATAAAGGTTTAATATAAAAACACACACCACCAAATGAGGGTGGACAAACTTTAAAAGCAAAACCCCCTACAGAGGTACTTAAAGATGGCACTACTGACAAGAAAAAGAGTAATTCTAGTTGAGAAGGAAACTTCATACGGAACTGATCCTAATCCAACAGCTACAGATGTTGTTCTTGTAAGAGACTTAAGCATCACACCACAATCTAGTGATGTAGTAAACAGAGATGTTGTAAGACCTTATTTGGGGGCATCTGAGCAACTACTTGCAAACACTAGGGTTGAGTGTACGTTTAGCGTAGAACTAGCTGGATCAGGCACACCAGGTGTGGCCCCTAGGTACGGAAGTGCTTTAGAAGCTTGTGGTTTGGTTGCTGCTGCTTCAGATGAAATAAGTGGAGGAAGTGGTAATGATACAGTTACATACACTCCAGTTTCAACAGGCTTTGCATCAGTAACTATTCATTACAACGTAGATGGAGTTAGGCATAAAGTTACTGGTTGTCGAGGAAGTTTTGTAATCAATACTTCGGTAGGAGAAATTCCTTCCATCGAATTTTCTTTTACTGGTGTATATGTAGCTCCTGATTCTAGTGCTATCCCAAGTGTTACCTATGGCTCACAGGCTACACCTTTAGTATTTAAGAATGGCAATACTAGTGGATTTTCTCTGTTGTCATATTCTGGTGCGTTGATGAGTTTAAGTATGGATTTAGGAGTGTCAACTGTATATAGAGAACTTGTAGGAGGTACTAAAGAAGTATTAATTACTGATAGGGCTAGTAATGGTTCTGTATCTATAGAAGCACCTCTACTTTCATCTAAAGACTATTTTGCTGCTGCCTTAACTGATAGTACTTTAGGTAACTTAACTTTCACACATGGTACTGAGGATGGAAATATAGTTAAGTTTAGTAGTACTAAGGTTGATATTGGAGATGTTAACTATGGTGAGGCAGATGGTGTGGCTATGCTTGAAATACCATATACTTTAGTTCCTAGTGCGGCAAACAATGAGTTTAGTTTAATTTTCCAATAATAATTTAATTTCAGTTGTTATTTTTGTAACTATTGACTTCCTAGCTAAAGTATAGAAGTATATATATATTTAGAATTTTATGGCATTTGTCCGCAAGAAAAGCAAGGTTTATCCTTGGCCTGTAGAAGTTAAACGTCCATCTGAATCTGTTCCTGGCGAATTTGAAACAACAAAATTTATTGCTAGTTTTGTAAGACTTACAAAAACAGAACTTGATGGTTTTGACGAGCAAGATGAGTTTTCTGCTTTGTCAAAAATATTAGTAGATTGGGAGGATGTCAATGAAGAGGATGGCAACCCAATTACATTTTCTAAAACTGTACTTAAGGAATTTTCTGATGATGTAGATTTTGTGCAAGGTGTTTTAGATAGTTATAAAGGTTTTTATGGGAATGCTCAATCGGGAAACTAATAGATGCTGCTAAATATTGGGCTTCTGGCAGCAAGCAAGTTGTTGATGACACCCCCGAAGATGCAAAAGTTTTTGGTATAAAACTCAACGAACAAATAGAATACGAGACAGACTTTATAGTCTTTGATGAGAATTGGGATATTGTTATGATGTTTTTAAGATTACAAACACAATGGAATATGTCATTTGGGGGTATAGTAGGATTAAAATATGAAGTTTTATTGCTTGCTGGAGGTTTGTTTGACCTTTACAATGTGAGTAATCGACAAGAAATGCTAGAGGGTTTACAACTCATGGAATCTACAGCCTTAACAGAATGGCATAAGGAGAAGAAATAATGGCTGGAAAGGTCGGTAAGTTTACTGTCGAATTTGATGTAAAAGGTTTAAAAAACCTTACTGGCCTGTCAAAAAAATTACAAGATTTACAAAAGTCTGTTGCACCTAAAACTAGTAAAGAGATTATGTCTCTTGCTAGAAATATACAAAAAATAAGTCAAGTATCTCCAAAAACAATAGATGCTTTTAAGAAGAAAGAAAGAGCTTTAATAGCACTTAGAAATGTAACAAATGTAAATTCAAGAGGATTTAAAACATTAACTAGAGAGATTGCAAGAACAAGAACAGAGCTTGATAAATTTACTAAAACATCTAAAAAATCTAAAGGGATGTTTGGGGGATTAGGCCCTGGAGGAAAAGCTGCAGTTGGAGGATTTGCAGGTGCTGCTATGGCAGGTATTGATAGCAATGCAATAAGACTTGCAGGTGTTGGGGGTCTTGCTGGCGGGCCGAAAGGAGCGTTAATAGGTGCTGTTCTTGGAGGTACATTGGATTTGACGGGAGCAGCAAGTAGTACTGCAACTTTTGCATCAGAAATTAGAAGATTAGATGTCGCTCTGCAAGGGGTAACAAAAACTGATAAAGAATTTATAAAAGCTAAAAAAGTTATTGCTTCCGTATCTGATGGTTTAAACGTACCTATCAAGGCAGCAAGCAAACAATTTACAACTTTATCTGCATCTGTTATTGGTGCTGGTGGATCTGTTGATGACGCTGAACTTGTATTTAGAGGTGTTTCAGAGGCTATAAAAGCAACTGGTGGAGATGCGGAAGATGTACAATCTGCGATTCGAGCGATGAGTCAGATATTCGGAAAAGGTAAGGTGTCGGCAGAAGAATTACAGGGCCAACTGGGTGAAAGATTGCCAGGAGCCGTGGTTAAATTTGCAGATGCAACAGGTAGAACATTACCTCAGTTACAGAAAGACTTGAGAGATGGAACTGTAGGTTTGAATGATGTTATGAAGTTTGTTGTTAAATTAAGCGATGATCATGCAGAAGCAGCAAGAGCAATGGCTGATTCAACTGCTGATGCAGGTCAAAGAATGAAAGTAGCATTAGACAAATTAAGATTAAGCTTTGGAGAGTTTTTCCAACCTGTAGGAGCTGGTATACAAAATATTATTACTGAACTTGCAAACATGGTTAATGCAACTATTACAGCAGGTAAGATGATGGATATTTTACAAATAAGAGGTGGTTTCAATAAGCGAAGACAAGAACTTGTTAACAGAGCTAGATCAGAGGCTGATTTGTTAGCAAAAAGTAGAGGTTTAAATGCTTTTGAAAGGGCAAAGTTATTTGACGAAAGATTTAGAGACCTTTTACAAATGGAAATTAATAAAACACAAGATCCTACTATTACAGGAAAAGATTTAACTACATTTCAAGGTGTTGATATTGAAAAAACAATTAAAAAAACAACAAGACCATTACAAGCATTTAAAACAACTGTTAATGATATTGGAAAAGATATTGAGCAGACATTTGTTAATGCATTTCAAGGAATGGAAGATGCTTTAGTTAAATTTGTTACAACTGGAAAATTAAACTTTAGTGATTTAACAAGATCAATAATTTCTGATTTAACAAGAATGTTAGTAAGAGCAACAATTACAAAACCTTTGTTTAATTTCTTGTTCTCTGGTCTAGCTGATGGTGGTGTCGTTGATGGTGGCGAGGTTGTTAACAGTGCTAAAGGTAATGTTTTTGCAAAAAATAAAATTGTACCTTATGCAATGGGAGGTATAGTAAACAAACCCACATTATTTCCCATGGCAAACGGAATGGGGCTTATGGGTGAAGCTGGGCCAGAAGCCGTCATGCCGTTGAAACGTGCTGCAAATGGAAAACTTGGAGTGCAAAGCACTGGAGGTATGGGTAATATTGTTGTAAACGTAGATGCTTCTGGAACTGCTGCCCAAAGCGATAATGCTAGAGCAGAAATGTTGGGTAATATGCTTGGTTCTGCTGTAGAACAAGAGTTACTAAGACAACAACGACCAGGAGGATTGTTATTTAATTAATTATGGCTAATACATTTAGTTTTTCTCCTTCTTATTCTGTTGAAATTAGTCAACAACCTAATGTCACTACTGTTGAACTTGGTGATAACTATCAGGCTAGGTTTGCAAAGGGACTTAATAATAATTTAAAAAAATGGCAGTTAACTTTTAAAAATAGAACTGATACTGAAAGAACTAATATTTTAAATTTTTTAGATGGCGAGGGTGGTAGAACAGCTTTTAATTTTACAGATCCTTTTGGACAGACTGCTAAATATATTGCAAGGTCTTGGAACGCTAGTCAAACAGCAAGTGGATTAACCACTATTAAAACCACATTTGAACAAGTAGCAGAACCATAATGACAGCACCTACCAATACTGTTAGTGAATTACAAAAGATAGATCCATCTTCAATTATTGAATTATATGAGATCCATCTAAACCAACATTTGCATTTTGCACAATGGACTCCTTCTACTGCTATTACTCTAGGTACTACTATAAGCTCTACAACATTACAGTTTGACAATAGTTTCCCACCGCAGGGAATGGTTTTTGAATGTACAACCGCAGGTACAACAGGATCATCAGAGCCTACGTTCCCTACTACTGCTGGGAATACAGTTACAGATAACAATGTTGTTTGGACTGCAAAAAGACCAATAAAAAGATTTCACTCAGGTATAAATAAAACATCTGCAACAGCAATATATGATCTTGCTATTCATTTTGACGGAAAGGTTTATGAGCCATTTCCAATCATGGTAGAGGGATTTGCAATGAGTGCAAAAGGTAGTTTGCCAAGGCCAACGCTTACAATTTCTAATGTAAATCCAAGTGTGCAAAACACTTGGACTGTTGCACAAGGAGGTTCAGCTTTACCAAGCGGAATAATATCTGCAATGATGTTGGAAGTTAATAAAATTACTGTTGGTAATGATTTAATTGGAAGTACTTTAGTAAGAATAAGAACTTTAGCTAAATTTTTAGATGCTGAAAATTTTCAAGGTGGTACAAATTCAACAGCAGATCCTACACAAAAATTTCCTGATGAAATATATTTGGTTGCAAGAAAAACACTTGAGAATCAAGAAATATGCCAATTTGAATGTGCTAGTCAATTTGATATGGCAGGTATAAAAGCACCTAAAAGACAGGTATTGCCAAATGAATTTCCCGGTGTAGGAGAGTTTTTAAATTGAGTTGGAAAGAACAAGCATTAGAACACGCACAAGATTTATCGCCAGATGAGGCTTGTGGTGTTATTTATTTGCATAAAGGGAAAGAAAGGTTTATGCCATGTAAAAATATAGCTTTTGACAAGCAGAATACTTTTACTATAGATCCTAAAGATTGGGCAGTTGCAGAAGAAAAAGGCGATATAGTTGGAATCTTTCATAGTCATACTAATTGTGATCCTTTACCATCTGATGCTGATAAGTATTCGGCAGAAAAGCTAGGACTTAAGTGGTGGATTGTTAATCCAACACAAAATAAATGGGACAGCTATGAACCTGTAGGATATTCAAAATCTTTAATTGGTAGACCTTGGGTTTGGGGTGTATATGATTGTTGGACATTAACGAGAGATTATTATAAAGATCATGGTTTAACATTGAAGGATTTTGTAAGGCCAGAAGATCCAGAAGAATTTGCACAGAATCCATTGTTTGAAAAATATTATGCTGAACTTGGTTTTCAAGACTTGTTATATGATGAACCTTTAAAGGTTGGCGATAGTTTGTTATTTAGTATTTATGGAAATGGCTTAAATCATGTTGGAGTTTACGTTGGTAATTCACAAATTTTGCATCATATACAAGGTAGATTGTCAGGAAGAGAGTATTATGGAGAATATCTACAAAAAAATACAGGTAAGAGGTTAAGACATGAGTCGTACAATTAATCTGTATGGACATTTAAAACAAGAGACAGGCTACAAAAGTATTGAAGCTAATGTTTTTTCTATCAGGGAAGCTGTAGATTTTTTAGTATGTAATTGGCCTAGTTTACAAGCACAAATTTTAAATAATAAATATCATGTTTTAGTTGATGAAGAAGATGTTTCTGATGATGATTTATTAAAACCACTTGGCAAGAGTAGTATAAGTTTTATTCCTGTAGTAGAAGGTACAGGTAATTTTGGAAGAATTATATTAGGTGCTGCTTTAATTGGTTTATCTTTTGGAGCTTTTGGTGTTACTTTAGGAGCTAAGTCATTAACTTTTGGCAAAGGGTTTGCGGCATCTTTAAGTGCTAAAGGAGCTTTTTTAAGCAAAACTGCTTTTTATATTGGAGGTGCTTTAGTTTTATCTGGTGTATCTGGTTTATTAACGCCTACACCTGAGATACCATCAGACGAACAAAAACCAGAATCTTCTTCTTTTTCTTCTCCTTTAAATACAAGTTTTCCCGGTGTTGCAATTCCTCTTGCATACGGAACAATTATGGTAGGTTCTGTTGTAATTAACACTAATGTTGTTATTGGAGATCTTCCAGAGGTACAAGAATAATGAGTGAAAAGGATTTAATTTCTGGCTACGGTGGCGGTGGTAAAGGCGGTAGAAGTCCAGAAAACGCAGAGGACAGTTTAAATAGTGAAGCTATTGGTGGTGTTCTTGATTTAATAAGTGAAGGTGAAATACAAGGTTTTGCAACACCATTTGAACAAAGCCTTACTGCTGGCACACCAGAATTTAAATGTAATGAATTTAAAGATATTTTCTTTAATAAAACTCCGCTAGTAAAACCTACAGGATCTATACAACATGGATTATTTGATTCTGGAGCTAATGTAGATCTTGGGGATAATTCAATTCAAACACAAACATTAAATATTAACTTTAATGTTAATGATATTGTTCGTTTTGATATTATTAATAGTTCTACAGGTAATGCTGGGACAGGTACGTTGCCAGCAGGGTTATCTGCTAATACTGATTATTTTATTGTTGAATATGATAATTCTACAAAACGTATGAAGTTAAGCCTAGAAAGGGGAGGCGAAGTTGTAGATATTACAGACAAAGGCACATTATCTAGTCCTAATTTTTATAGAGTCAAACACCAAATTCCGACTGCTACTGATTTTAATTTTGATAATAATGGTTTCACTATAGAAACACGCACAGGTACAGATCCACAAATTGCAATTTCTGGTTTTGAAAAGAATAGAAGTGTAGTTAGTGCATATCCAAGTGCTGTTTTAGTTGATGCAAATGACTTTAGAACTCTTACAATAATTGATACAGATGGCGCAAGAATAACAAGATTAATAGTTACTATTGGCATACCAGCATTATTTACCACATTTAATAATGGTGATGTAAAAGGTGCAAATATACAATATAAAATCTTTTTAAGTGTTGATGGTGGAAGTAATTTTGTCGAGAAAGTAAACAATAAAATTGAAGACAAAAGAACAGATGATTTATATCAGATTCAACATTCAATAGCTGTACCGCTAGCAGCTAATACAAATATTAGAAACTTAGCTGTTAAGGTACAAAAAATAAATGCTATTCCTAGTGGCGATGACATCATACAAACACAAAACTCTATACGTTTTCAGACCGTTATCAAAGAAATTCCTTTTTTCTATAATTTAACTAATTTTTTTGATACTACAAAAGTTGATACTACAAACAATAAAATAACTGTAGATACACTTCAAGATTTTAAAGTAAACGATCCTGTATCTTTCAAAATTATTAATATTACTACAGGTGGAACTGGCACAGGTACATTGCCAAATCCGCTTGCAGTAGGAACTGATGTTTTTGTTAAAACATACAATCAAGCAAATGGAGAGATGACGCTATCTGCAACCGCAGGTGGTAGTGTTCTTAACATTACAAATATTGGTAGTTTATTTCAATCAAATGACCAGTTTCAAATAAATCAAGAAAAAATACAAGCTGAAAACAGAGATGCAGCAGAAGACAAAATTACATATCCAAACTCTGCATTGGTAGGTCTTACTTTAGACGCATTACAGTTTTCTAGTGTTCCTCAAAGACTCTATAAGATTAAAGGAATAAAGATAAGAATACCGGGTGCTGGAGCTAGTGGTACAGGCACACCAACAGTAGATCCAATAACAGGTCGTATTGAATATAGTGCAAACTATCAATTTAATAATGTCATGCAAACTGTGCAATTTTGTAGTTGTCCTGTTTTTGTTTTATATGACATTCTTACAAGTAGAAGATATGGCTTGGGAGATGAAGTTTTAACTCCTCAAGAAAAAGCAGATTTTAGTTCTGGTCGTGCAAAAAATATTGATCTGTTCTCTTTTGTAGAAGCATCAAAATATGCCAATACATTAGTTAGTGATAATCGTAGTACAGACAACTCCCAGATAGGAACTTGGTTGCAAGGGGCTGGAAATAATAATATGGACAGAGGCGGAAGTTCGATATTAATTACAACTCCTACAGAACATGGTTATAAAAATGGAGACAGGGTAAGTATTGAATTTACTTCTGGTGTGGTTAGTAGTTTTCCTGATAATAGAGGTTATGAAGTAAGACAGATTGTTTCTACAAAATCATTTTTTGTAGAGGCTACAAATCCAAATTTAATAACTGGAACAAATACCTGTAATTTAACAAGAGGTACAGTAGATCCAATAACAGGTCGTATTGAATATCTAGAACCTAGATTTAGTTTTAATGGTGTTATTAATGCACAAGAGGAAGTTTTTACTCTTATAAATAAAATTTCATCTGTATTTAGAGGTGCAGTTTATTGGAGTGAAGGAAAGATAAAAATTACACAGGACAGACCAAGTGATCCTGTTTATCTATTTAATAGAAGCAATGTAACTGAAGAAGGATTCACTTATCAAGGTTCAGATGTGAAGACACGCACGAATTGTGTAGTAGTTAAATTTTTTAGCAATCAATTAAAAGGTATAGATTATGTACAATTTCCTCTTGCAAGTCAATTTGCAACTGATCCTTTTATAAAAAATTATGGTCTTAATAAAAAACAAATTGAAGCTTTTGGTTGTACTTCTGCTGGACAGGCATATAGATTAGCAAGATTTATATATCACACAGAAAATTATTTAACAGAAACCATTAATTTTACAACTACTCCAGAAGCAGGGGTAATGTTAAAACCCGGCATGGTAATTTCTGTTTCTGATCCTGTAAGATCAGGAATAAGATTTGCTGGTCGTATCGCTGCTGCATCAAGCGGAAACAATCAAATAGAAGTAGATGATATAGCAGGTATTACTCCTAGTTCTGGAGATAAATTATCAGTAGTATTAGGTACTGGTTTAGTAGAAAAGAAAGATGTTACAGGTATTAATACAAGCAATAAAACAATAGACATATCAGGAACATTTAGTTCTACGCCTCTTCATAATTCTGTATGGATGTATGAAAAAACAAATGCTGAAGCTTCAACTTGGAGAATTGTAAGTATTAAACAGGAAGAAGGATTGACTTATGTTGTTGATGCCATAGCTTATAACGCTAGTTTGTATAACACAATAGAAACTGGAAGTGATGTTGTTGCAAAAGATATAACAACATTAGATGAACCTCTCAAATCACCAACTGCTGATGAGATCAGTATTCAAGAAAGCTTATATAAACACGTTCCTAATAAAAATCTATTTGATACTAATAATGGAAATGTAAGGATTTTACTTAGAGTTGGTTGGCCAGCAATAGCTGGAGCTATAAGTTATAGGGTTTTAGTTAAAGTAGACGGTGGTAATGAAGAGATTAATACAGTTAAATCTAATCAATTTGAGATAAGAGATGCAAACGCTGGTAGTAAATATCAGTTTTCAATACAAACTATAAATGCTGGTGGTCTTTTATCTAATAACGCTGGAATTAAAAGCAAGATAGTTGATGGTAAAAGTGCAAAGCCATCAGATATGGTTAATGTTGACGCAAACTATAGTCAATCTAACGCTGATAATTCTGGTGTTGGATTAATAGTTACTGTTTCAAAAGACAATCATGGTTTAGCAGTAGGTCAAAAAATAAATGTTAACTTTACTTCTGGAACAGCAGATGGATCTAGTGATGACAATAAATTGCAAACAATAACTGCTGTTACTACAAATAATTTTACTTTTACTGCTATTAATAATGTTCAGACAACAGGTACTATCACATATTCATTTTTCTCTTTTGATATTGACCCTGTTGATGGCGTAGAACTTAATTGGCTGCCTATATTACCATCAGCACCTAACTTTGCTGATTTAGATTTAGCAGGTTATGAGATTAAAAAAGGAACTGCTTGGGACTCAGGAACACATCCAATAACAGGAGCTACAGGGGTAGGTGCAAGGGTATCTGCAACAAGTTATCTGATACCAGTTAAATATTCGTCTGCTACAGCATCATATATGTTGAAAGCATATGATACGTCTGGTAATTTTAGTCAAACTGAAGCGGTTTTAGCTGTAACAATATCAGCACCGTCAGTAGTTCAAAATCCAACTGCGACAGCACAAAACGGCAATGTTTTTGTTAGGTGGGAGGAACCAGCTACATTTAGTTTTGCTATTGACTACTACTTAGTAACTTATGACGATCACAATGGTGACAACATCAGCGTAAAAGTTGATGCGACACAATTCACCTTGCAAAGTATATATATTGGAGGATCTGCTACAACATTTACAATTAAAGCGGTTGATATTACAGGCGCAGTTGGAGCATCTGCAACTACAAGTATTACAGTTCCAGAACCAACAGCCCCTACTAATTTTACGCATACATTTAGCTTAAAAGGTGTGATCCTTAGTTGGAATAAGCCAGCAGATGTATCTATATTTCAACCTCCTATTATTGGCTACAGAGTTCGTATAGATGGTGTTGATTTTGTAGATATTGAGTCTAATGAAGTTGAAATAGAAGTTAACAAATTTACTTTTTCTTCTCTTGCAAGAACATTTACAGTTGTAGCTTTATATCAAGATCCTGCCTTTCTTTCACAAGGTAGACCTTCTAGTAATGCTGCGACAAGACCAATAACAATTATTAATCCACCAGCAGTAAGTGCTAGTGCTGAATTTATAGGAGAAGATTTAGTCTTATCATGGGATCATGTGGCTGGATCAAATCCAACAATTAAATATGCAATTTTTGATAATAGTGATGGATCATTATTACAAGAAGTTGATTCTACAACTGCAATATTAAA